ATGATTGGGTTGTTCTAATCTCAAACAATATCCTCAACATAAGAACTGAATGGCCACTGTCTGATGCAGAGTTTTCTAACTACTTGGAAAGAAAATATACAGAAGCAGAGTTAGCATCAGCACATCATTATGAAACTACATTAGTGACTGATTCCAGAGGTAAAATGATTGTTCCTGCTGGTAAGATTATTGATTCCAACTTTACTATTAGTTACTATGATGATCAAGTCAAAACCTCCACAACTACAACAGGGACCTATACATTTGATTCAACCTCAACAAGATTTGACTCATCTCTTGTAAGATTTAATAGTACAAGTCAAGTTAATTTAACTGGCACATTAATCACAAAAAATCCAGTTAAAATGATCAGTATTTATGAATATGAAATTCAACAGAATGATAAGAAAAGAAATATTTACCTACTGAGGCCAAGATATTTACAGACTGCTATTGATGACATGAGAAGGATTATGTCTTATGGATTCTCCTCACAGTATGTTGATAACAATACTAAAAAAGGGGAGAGTAGCAGAGTACTCTCCCCAAGATAATCATTCCTCAGCCAACTTCTGGAAATAACTTAGAGCATCATCTTCCTCATCATCAAAAGAGGGTGAACGACTTGCTGAGCGAGTCCCACCAGACTTTCCCTGTACTACTTCCTCAGCAGTAGGAACAGGACCACGATCTTCACCTTCATCATCAAAGGATTCATCCTGTTGGACTGGTTTCTTACCAAGAACAGCTTTCAGACGAGCATCAAGTTGTTCGTAGGTCTTCATCTTCTCAGGATCAGTAAACTCTGCCAGAGAATATGTCTTCTTCCAGACTGCCTCCATGGCACCATCATCATCAAACAGAGGTTCAGGAGCACCAAACTCTGACTTGTCATAGTTCCAGTAACCATCCTTCTTGGTAATCTTTACTTTAAAGTTGGCACCAGCCCAGAAATCAAAGGGGTTGATAGGAGTTTCATCATCAAACTCAGGTTTCATAGCTGCCATAATCTTGTCAAAGATTTTTTTGCCATACTTATAAAGGAATACCTTTCCTTCATTCTCAGGATGTGCTTTGTCCTGAACAACATAGATGTTAGAATAGTAAGACAGTTTGCGCTTACGATCACGAACAATCTCTTGATTTGCCTTGCTGCCTGTGTTCCACAGTTCCCTGTTTGCTTCACAGACAGGACAGTTCTGATTAATGGTGGTCAGACAGTTATCAATAAACCACCCACCAGAACCTTGGAAGGCATGAGTATAGACCTTTGCCCAAGGAAGGTCTTCCCCTTGGGGTGCAGACAGAAAACGAATGATTGCAAATCCATTTCCTGCTTTGTCTACTTCTGGTTTCCAGAGACGTTCATCACTGGAACCACCAGATGTATTCATCTTCTCTACCTCTTGTACCAGTTTGGATGTAAGAGAACCAAGAGAAGATTTCTTTTTAAGGTCTGAAAAAGACATTAGATTACCTCGGATTAGTTGGATTAATTGGATCGATTATCCACAGACATCATAGCAAAAGCAAAGGTCTTAGTCAACCTCTGCTTCCCTTTTAAGTCTTTTAATGACCTTCTGCATGTTATCAAAAATCACATTCATATCTGATGGGTCACCATACCCAAGAAGTTTTGATGACTCAATAATTTCATTCTTTTTTTCAATAGCTTGAGGGTCATCTGATAATGACAATCTTGTATACAGGATTTTTTGTTTTTCTAAAAGTTCAGATAACAAGTTAACATGTTCTAACTTCTCAGCCTTAGACATATTAGGGAATCTCAAAACACTTCTTGTAAGTTCCCTTTGTAACTTTTCAATCGTTTTAAGTTCCTTCTGAACTATATCTGAATCGAAGAAGGACATGTCATCTCTCCACAATATTTCTCAAAGTTTTTTTGTACTCCTGTACATCGATATTTAGGAATGGAGAGTATTTCTGTATCTTTAATGACACTATCTCCCATACAGGATCTAAAAGTTGTTTGTCAAAATTATTCTTGAGCAGGAATATTCTATCCCAAATAGTGAAGGTTTCTATACTAATTTTCCTGCTCAAGAACTTTTTTAGAATGACTGGATGTTGCTTTGAAGCATCAAGAACCTGCTCCAAGTTGCTTTCAGACAACATATCTTCTGATTCTTGTTTAAACATGTAGGACAAACTTTGCTGTCTTTTCATCCATTCTTTGTAACAAGAATCACCTTCTCTAATAATTTCTCCAATCCACATAGCTTGTGGATTATCATTACCTATAAAGTTAGACAAAAAGAAGTTTTTTATCTCTTCATCATTCTTCTGTCTACTAATTCTCTCAAACCAATACTTATCTTTACGTTTATTGAATGATTCTAATGATGCTCTGGACTTACCTGCATACTTAAAGTAATCATATTTTGGTTTAGTAAAGTGATTCTTTAATGCAAGATAAGTTTTATAAGCATCAAAGGGTGTCATACTAATGAAACATTCCCACTGATTGTAACTCTTTGTTCTTTGGATTTATGATAAGTAGATTGATGTATTAAAAATGATGGAAACACTATTAAATCTCCTTCTTCCACATTTAGAGGAGCCCACTCTACCACATGATCATCTGGATTTAAATATTCTATCAATCCATTATAACAATAATTTCTATATTGATCATTTAAAAATAAAAACTTTCCAGAATTTTCTGGGAGATTTGAGAAATAACAATAACTTAAAATATTATTTCCAGACATGTGATGATGAGCTTCTTGATATCCACCTTTTTCGTACACATTCATCCAAGGAACTTCAAACTTTAAGTTAATACTTTTTTTAAAGGGTAATTGGGATATGAATGGTTCAATTTTAGATAAAAACTCATTCCAGTCATAATCAACTGACCTTGATGTTTTTACTAAACAATCCCATTCATCTGTTAAAATACACAAATCTTTTAAATTAGAAAAATCAATTTTTCCAATCTTAAAATGCCAATATATTGTAGGAAAACAAAATTGCATCATATTAAAAGTTTAGCTCTGGATGTTCTTTTTAAAAAATTTAAGTTGATAGCATCACACTTTAATTTTTCTTTGAGTGGTTTGCTAATCAATTTACTGACAGAATCAATTTCAAGATTGTTTTGCTCACAATAGAAGACAATAGCATCTATGTAATTCATTTCTTCATTAGTCTTCACAAGGTCTTCTATGATCTGAGAAAACTTTGCAGGGCACAGAAACTTAACTTCCAGTGCATCCTTTAATTTATCTTCCATATTCTTTTAATTTAGATTGAATAAACTCTTTAATATATCCATTAAGTAACTTAATATACTTCATCTTATCATACTCCTCATAAACAACGCAATCCCCATCTTCACATGCCATTAAGATGACTAACTTCTTAACAGGAATACCTGTCATCTCATAGAACATACAAGCATAAGCAGCACACTGAACAAAGTAATGTTCAATCCACTCTTTTGGTTTTGCTTTCTTTGATGTCTTAAAGTCTATGACTGATAGTTCACCATTGTACTCTGCAATACAATCAACTGTTCCTGCAATGCCTAATTGTTTGCTATAAAGAGAACTTTCAAGTGCATGAATATTATCGATGCTATTTAGTTTTTCTTTTGCAATCTGAAAAAGATAATATGAAAGTGGTTGAACCTGTGGTAACTGTTCTGCATTATGCAGGTATCCTTCTACCAAAGAGTGAAGGTCTGTTCCACGACTTGTTGCTTGTCTATTGATTTTGTTTGCTTCTGCCTCACCAACTTTCTTTCGCCATTCTTCAAAAATATGTTTATTGTGAAAGCTTGTGACTGATGTAATAGAAACTAACCTGGAAAGGTTATCCTCTCCAGGTAGTTTATAATATCTAACTCCATCAATTTCTTCCCTTTCAAGTTTGAGAAGATTCATACTAATGTGTTTAAAAGTCATGCCAAACTACTGCTCTTCTTGCATAATAATTTTGATTTGGTTGTTCAATAAAATAATAAAGTGCTAATGAATACCTTTGAATATGCTCTGGACATTTTAAAGGAATAGGATGACCATGAATGGAATGATCAGAAAGAGTAAAGATTACCCCTCTATTAAAAATAGGAGCAATTTTATGAATACATTTTTTTGTTTGGTGATCCCAAAGTTCTAAGCACCCTTCCCATTCATCTTCCCAATCTGGATTGAGATACAGTAGAAAATTAAGAACTCTAAACTGATTTAACTCATTCATATTGTAATCCACATGAAGAGATAATTTACCACCAGAATGAATCTTATGACACCCACCTCCAGAAAAAGTTGGATCTCCTATCAATCCTTTGATTCCAGTAAGATCTTCAAGAAAATTTAAAAATACTTGGGAATTAAAATACTGTAAGGTATTATAAACTGTAGGTGCATATTCTGCAATTTGCTGTAAGTTTTCTAGGCACCAAGGCGTATAAAATTTACGAACTTGATGTGAAGCCATGTAAGTATTTGATGGGGACTCTGTTCCCCAACACTCATATGCTTTCAATTCAGAAAAACATTGCTTTGCTATTTCAGGAGCAATAAAATTATCTAAGGTTATATTTGGGAATGGTTTTGAATTTGTATAATTAAAATTTAATTTTTTTCCCAATTCACCATCATTAAATATACTCATAATTATTTTTTCCCAATAATAGAATAGTTATTTAAAAATTGTTTGCCCCACCACATAACAGTGTCATACATAATTAAAACCCTGCTGCCATTTTGTTTACAATGTAAGACTTAACTAAACCAGATCTGACAATATCTTCAATACCAAATTCAATAGACTCAAACTCTGGCATTCTTTGAATGATTTTCATGAAATCAAGAATTCCATTTCTTTCATTAGTTTTTGTAAGGTCAGACTGTGTGGCATCACCACAGAACATAATCTTAGAGTTGTCACCAACCCTTGTAATTATACTATCAAGTTCATGAAAGTTCAAGTTCTGACATTCATCCACAATAATAATTGAGTTATCAAGAGTGGTTCCTCTGATGAATGAGGTGCTCCAGAATCTGATTGTCTCTTGTGCTTTGAGATTACCATAGAGCATCTCAAACTCTGCATCAGAGTTGCACTCAAACATATACTTTACCATGTTCTTATATGGAATTTGGTAAAGACTTGACTTATCTTCATGATCTCCAGGAAGGAACCCAATTTCTCTAGTTGATACCAAAGATCTAACAATTACAATCTTATCATAAGGTGTGAGTTCATCAAGAACATCTTTAAGTGCCAAATATAATGCACAAAATGTTTTACCTGTACCTGCACAACCGTAGACAAACAAATGCTTTTCTAAGTCATAAGCATCGAACAAAATTATTTGATTTTTAGTCAGTGGTTGAATATCAAGTAAAGTTTCTGAACTGATTGGTTTTCTTTTCTTTCTATTCCTTGAGGTTGTGCCAATACCAATAGTGGTATCTCCTGAATTTCTTCTTCTGTTTCTTGCCATTAGATTTTAGTTACACGTGAACCTGGGGCTTTGGATGCTTTTTCAAGCACATCATTCCATCCTGGATTCTTTTGAATCAGCTTGTTCTTCCACTCACCTACCTCTCCTGGTTGAGGACAGGTGGATGGGTCAGACCAATCACGAATCCATTCAGGATTTTCTTCTTTCCACTGATCCCAGAGGTGAATGCTCATCTCCACTTCTTTCTGTTCACCAGTGGTGGTATTAATAACAGGATACACAGGCATAAAATTACGAATTCAAGATAATTTATTTATTCTAAAGTTATGGATGGTTGATCTACACAATCTGGACAGTTTTCCCTATTCCATCCAAGTGCCTCAGACACTGTTGGGAACTGACATGTGAACATACACTTACATGCTTCTGCAATCTCCATGTGTTCTTTCTGTGTTCCATTAGCAGAACGCAGATTAATGTAATGTATCCATGACCTTACAGAACCAGTCATATAGATTCTTGTAGGAGTTGCCAATGGGAGCACAAACCTTGCACATTCCTTTGCTACACCATGTTCCAGAAGAGTTTTGTACAGATTATTAGCAGAAGAAAAATGATTTGCAATCATTCCTTGAAGAGTAAGTTTTTCATACTCTGACATATCATCAATAGAGTTCTGACGATTTTTAGTATCTTGTCTACGCAAATCTGGAACTGGAATATGATCAGTCAACAAACTTGTGTCTGCATACCTTTGACTAAACTCTTGAAAAGTAAAACTTCTATGGCGCAAGATCTGAGCAGCAATACCACGATTAGTTTCAATTTCCAAAGTCATAGTAGCCTGCTCAAAAACAGACCAATGATTGTGCTTAATACAATAACGTAACAGACCTGCATAGTTTTCAGAATCCTGATTTGCTGGATTAGAAACTCTTGCAACATAAGCCATTGTTTGTTCTGCATCTGGTGTAACACTAATAAGTTTTACAGTCATTTCTTTCCAAATCCTTTGTAATCTCTGTGTTCAAGTCTAAATATTTCTTCTTCAATCACTTGAAGTTGATGATTCATATAATCCAATTCTGCTGGCGTGTATAACTTGGATTGGTTTTCTGTTGCTTCTTTCAACAACTTCAACATTTTTTTAAGTTTCATCCAGAAAATACCTCATCATAATCTTCTTCATAAGGAACAATCACTGCCTCTTCATCTTTTATAACTTCTTCAGGAGCACTGTTAAGTTCTTGCTTTAAAGAATGTACAAGAAGTTCTAAGTTCTTGACTATCAGTTTAACTCTTTCTTTATCCATTTAGTTGAATGTCATCTCTATAATTGTACATAAAAAAAGGGGAGTAGTCAACTCCCCCAATGGTTATACAGTTTTTAGCAAATCCCTACAGAGTTTTTTGCACGTTTGCCCATCCTCATCACACTCAGTCAAACATTCAAAGTATGAATTCATTAATTCATGTTGATCAATGAAACTATCTATTGAATTTTCCAACCTCTTCCAAGCAGCTAATTGATTGTAAGAAATAAGATTGTGCATAATATCCTCCATGCACGAAGAACAACATAATAAAAAAACTTTCAGATCATATCTGTCACCTCTCATATTATATCATATGTATCATGAAACCCTAACATTTTTTGTTTTTAGAAACAAAAATTTATGCCTACTAATCTCTCTGTCTCCAATCATCAGGTTTTTCTTCTGTCCACCAA